TTAAGCTACCTCTTCCCAATTCGGCGTTTGACTGTCTGATACAGTCGACCAAGTAATACTTTGACTATCCGATACATCTGACCAACTAGGCGTTTGACTGTCTGATACAGTTGACCAAGTAATACTTTGACTATCCGATACATCTGACCAACTAGGCGTTTGACTATCGTCCACCAGTCCCCACACGTTGACAGGAGTAATAGACCCTGTCGCACTAACACCTGTCGGTATAACGACAGCCGTTCCTGTAACTGAAACACCTCCAACATTTCCACTACCTTGTACTCCAGTAACAGAAGTAGTCGCTGTACCTGTAACTGTAACTGAGCCAACTGTTCCAGTACCCACAACGCCGGTAATACTAACATTCGCATCAGCGGATACAGTAACCGTTCCGACAGATCCAGTGCCTGCCACACCTGTAACGGATACAGTGACACCCGTTCCTTGGACGATTGTGACTGACCCGATTGCCCCTGTGCTAGAAACGCCTGTGACAGCGGCAACTGCACTGGCTGCGACTGTAACCGTCCCAACCGCACCCGTTCCAGAAACGCCTGTAACTGGGACTGGACTTGGCTCACCCCATGTGCCATCGCCCCACGCACCTCTGCCCCAGCCGGTAAGATTAGACATCTACGCAATACGGATAATAGCATTACTAGCGTCAGCAGTTGGGAACTGTATCGTAAAATCTCCAGACGTAGACGTTTTATCTGCGCCAAAATCTAAAGCACATACCGCAGGATCACCTGAAGCACTATCATTAAATATTAATGCGCCTCTTGCGGTAATACTGCTAGAGCTAAACGTAAGATCAGAAAAATCTGTAATCGCCGTAGTCCCATCATTACTTGGGTCAACACGAGTCAATGACGCACCCTTAGCAGTATATCCTGTACCAGATACTTCATTAGATGTGGTATACGCTGTTGTACTCGCACCTAAACTTGCTGAACTTGTATACAACGCTAAATTAAACGTACTACCGCCAGAGTTTTTAAAATTATGAACAGCTTCTAAAATTTCTTTTTTAAAAGTCGTACACATCGCTGTCGTAATAGACATTATAATCTCCTAAGTATATTAGCCATTTCTTGCTGACCCTGTAGTTCTAACTCTGCTATTAAAGTCGTTCTATCGCTTTTAATAGCTTCTTTTAAATAAAAAAGAACTATCTGCTCTACACTTTCTTTAAATGCCTCTGCTTGTTGTGCTATTAAAGGATGTGATTTATTTCCTACGCTTACAATTCTATCAGACGCTGATTTAGCCCAAAAGTCAGGAGAATGGCCTTTTTGTTCTGTAGCAGTTACTAAAAAGTTTCCTACTTCCAGTTTTGGAGCTTGCATATTTATCCTTTAGCAATATCGTAACGATATTCATCTCTAAGGCCATATCCTTGACCTAAATTTTTAAGTCCGTTTACAGCCTGTATGAACCTTTGTTCATATTGTACAATTTCTTGTGGGTTTTTAAGAAAAGTCGCAGCTTCTACTAAAGTACCGTATAACATCGCATCGGGCGCATTATCTGATAACCATGTTGTATCTGTTCCGCTTGTTGTCGTTAACGAAGCAGGTCGGTATTTATAATGTAACTCAAACGAATATGTCGTATCCGGTGTCGGAGCTAATAAAAAAGAATTATCATCGAACAATGCATAATATTTAGGAAGCCCTGTTGTAGATGCGTTAGGTGTAAAATCTCTTATAAAAGAAACGTGTTTATAGAGTAGGTACGAATATACGCTACTAGAGATAACAGCGAGGCTGTAGGGGGCTAGAAAATCCGAAGGGGTACTAAGGTAAGTATTACTAGCCGTAGCAGTGCCTGTGACGTTTTTACGGAATACTGGAAGCTCTACTGCTTTTAGTATTCTTTCTTCCGCTTCTTTTATGAAAGTATCTAATGATGCGACGAAAGTCGTTTCAGAAGATTCTGTATAATTTTGGACAGCTGTTTTTAAAGTGCTTAAAGTAAAACTCATGTCGTAATTACCGTAATAGTCCCAACACTACCTGTAGCTGAAACACCCACGAAATCAGTGCCGATAGGGTCTACTATACCTAATGATTGCCCCCCTATATTACGCCCCGAGTCAGTAGTATTACTTGGCCCTGTCGTTCTTACTAACCCTAATTGTGCTTGTGGTAAAGGTACTTCTGGCCTAGCCTGTCGTAATCCTTCTGGGTCAGAAACATGATGAGGAGGGTCTAATTGAGGATGTTTAGGCTCAAAACAATCAGGACAGACTTTGAAACCTGTCCATTCCATTCTCATTTGTAAATATTTAACACGAAACCCGCAACGGTCACATACACCATAAGCATATTTACCTACTGCGAAAGCCATTACAAATACGTCCGTTTAGGTACTAACCTCAACGAACTATCATCATCGTAACGTATTGCGTTAACTAAGTTCATTTCATAAAGAGGTTGTAATAACCCTGCTTTTTCTGGATTCTTTTTCATAGCTAAATAAAAAGCTAATCCAGAAGTAAGGCAGGGAAGAAACCTACTCGGTAAATCTACATCGTTTACAGACTCTGTAATATCTTGAATACGTTTCCAACGATAAGATACAAACTTATCCGTAGAGTTTTCAGGTGCAGGCCAAACATAAAGTTTCGGCGTAATCGTGCGCTCTAAATAATATTGAGTTACCCGCGCTTTCGTTAACTTATTAGGTATATCTAAATATTCCCCACGATCTATACGATCTAGTTGAAAATCTGTTTGTATACTATTTGTCGTACGACGTATTACAGCGTCTAAAATATCTATATCAAATTGATTTAAATCGTAAGTCGTTTGACCTTCAACTAAATCTAAAGATACTTGTTCTACTTCCCATATTTGTATGCCTCTGTTTGACCAGTCAGCAAACATAATATTCATAGAACGACGCGCAGTTACGCCGTCGTATCCTGTTCGATATTCTAAACCTGCTAGTTCATACGCTTCTTCAATCGCATCTGCAGCGTTTAAACTAAAAGTACGAGTACCTGATGTAGCCATTAGCCATAGTTCTTTATAAGTTCTAAGACAATTACATAACTATCGTTAGAAGACGCACCTATTGTAGTCAGTAATATATCACCAGTTTTACCGCTACCGGCAGTATTTTTAAGACCTCCGAATTCGCTAAAATCCATATGACCATTACTGTCTTGCGCTAGTCCCAATGCTATCGTGTTTGTAGTTGCGTCAAACAAAAGCTGTACTTGCGTAAAACCAATAATTGAATGGCTTACTTTTTCAATTAATACACTACTACAAGCAGTACCGTCTTCTCGAGTAGCTAACCCACTAACGTCTACTTTATTGACGGCATCCTCACCAGTGCCGTCACTAAGATTTGTCAGCTGTATAACTGCTTTATGCGTACCATCAGAGATAGTTGTTGAAGTTACCGCATCAGCCATATCCGTCTCCTATTACGCTATTTGTACATACTCAATAATAAACGTAAATGAACCAGCAGTTGTCGCGTCAACAGTGTTAGTAATATTACAGAAAATCGTTCTTGCAGTATCTGTATATTGAACAGAGGCAGGAGCCGTAGTACCGCTTTGAGTTTGAGTTACCAACGTCGTTGTAGTTACGTTATGTTCTACAACAGTTGTACCACCGTCCAAGATCTCATCAGTTACTGCCGCAACAATCTGTGCGCCAGAGCTAGTAGTACCAACTTCATAACCAATGTCACCTGTACCAATAACAGGCGAGGTGTCACAGAAGATTTTAATATCAGTAATGATTGTATTTGCAGGTTGAGTAAACTCACCAATAGAAGGGCTATCCCCCGCTGTGGTGTTGACCGTAACGCCTGTAGCAAAACCAACGTGCTTTACATATTTATTTGTAACGATACCAGTAGATGCAATATCTACTACATCAGTAAGCGCACCAGTGCTTGCGTTTTTTGAAACAACTTTAAACCCGTTCTCTGATCGGACTGGGCCGTTAAAGGTAGTATTCGCCATGAGTATCTCCTGTCGTGGCTAGTGTCAAGTACGGGATGTACTTGTCAGGGATGGATGCTTTATACAGCAGAAAAAGAAAAGGGGCAACCAGTGCCCCTTTCCCTCGCGATATTACGCAGCTCCTGGAGAGCCGAAAATACCACGCCAGTCACTAAAGCCAAAGCTATAGCGTTCTCTGGCTTTATAACGAACATTACCAGTTTCGAAGTCGCCTTCCATACTGGTCGCAACAGGTGAACGCACAAAGTGCTTCAGTCCGTTAGGTACGTCAGTCGTCAGGAAAAACGCATCAGTATCTGTTAGATAGTGATTAACGGTGTATCCCTCAGGAACCATACCCATGTTGCGCAGTGCGTTAATATCGTTATCAGCCGTACCGACTCGTCCTGGAGTTTCCAGTAGACGATCTGCAACGAATTGCAGTGCGGTTGGGATAATCAGCTTACGCGCTTGTGCGTTGATCTTTAGACCACGCTCATCTTCGAAAGCTGCGATATCGATCAGCGACTGCTCTAGTGAGGTTTCATTAAGATCCGACGCTACCGATAGTTCGTTGCGTTGGGTCTCATTACCTACAGTCGGGTGATCAGTTGCACATAGTTCTTTGCCATCGCCACCAACAAAAGAAGAGCTAAACGCATTGTTCAATATGTTTGCGCCCTTAATGTTTTTAGTGGTCATCATAGAACGAGCAAGTGCTCGCGTATAACGAGATGACAAGGTGTCGTACAAATTATCTTCAATAGCTTCTTCAGTCAATGAAAAAGCCAAAGCGATAGTTTCATGCGAATACCGTGCAGTAAAAGATTCTTGCGCGGTGTCGAAAGTAACACTAGAACCTTCAAACTTTACAGGAGCTTCGCCGAAACCAGTCAGCATTACCTCTTCTTCAAAAGCTCGTTCTGAAGTTTCGGTTTCGAAGATTTCTTCGTACTCAGCGTCGTAGCGATCATACTCTAGTCCGAAGAGAGCATGAAGGCCAGGAACCAGCTCTTTTACGAGTTGAGCTCTATTAATAGCCATTAGTTACTCTCCTTCGACTATACAGCGAATACGTTAGTTGGGAACGAAAAATACCCACGAGCGTTAGCGCCAATGCTATTACTCGGAGAATCTACGAACCTATTCAACAACGCTATTCCGCTACTTGTTGTCGCTGTTACACCTTCTTTGGATCGTCCATTGTTAGTGCTGCCAGCGGTTGTGGTAATCGTATATTTATCGCCAATAAAACTTACGGCTGGAGTGCCGGCAGTAAATTGCGCTTCGTACACGATTGCTGGGTCGGTATATACATACGCTTCGACGTCTGCTGATCCCAGCGTAGCTGTTGAAGCAGGGAAGAACGTAGAGTATGTAGGTGTACCGTCGGTTGCGGTAAAGAAACATCCAGCAAAAACTCCAGCTGGTGTGCCTGTCGCAGTGCCTTGGATCACGTACCCAGAAGATAGGTTTACAACGTCTCCGTTGAAGATAGCAGCAGAGGTGCCACTAGCAATACGCAACTTCTGAGGACGGATCGTACCACCGTAAAGGTGATAGGCTGGTGTGAACCCGTTAGGGGCATCAGTATTAGCCATGATTTAATCCTCTAAGGAAAATGATAACTTAATCAGCAGCCGGTTTTCGACTACCGAATTCCACTTTGGTGCTTCTCCTCATATCGCTTTGTCGTAGCGGCATTCTTGGATCAGCTTCTCGCATTAAATCGTTGTCAACACCTTGAAGTTGTTCTGCTGTCTTTCCGTGGAAATAATCATTACGTTCTTCGACGGTCTCTTCAGGAATTTTTGCGAGGATCAAGCCACCAACACCTATTACGCCAGCGTGTTTACCGTCCTCAATCATAGGAGCATCGAAATCAGGATGATCTTCTGCTCTTACTGGCTCGAATCCCTCACGAATACGCTTTGACATATTCGCTTTGTCATCGTGCCCACGGACTTCTGCACGCACCCACCTGTGTTTATATCCAGGAGGAGCTTCAGGAGCGTCTAACATAGATGGCGGTTGCCATGGTTTACGGCGAGCTGTTTTTGCTCGAGTTTCAGCAGATCTGGAGGTACGATCTGTCATTTTCATCTCCTAAACGTATTTTGCGTACTCTTCTAGAGGCACACCTATTCTTTTAGCTATCGCTATCTGTGAAGGTGTGAGTTTCACACTGCGTGCACCTTTTTTAACAGAACCAACACCTCGGCTGGCTCCTGCTACGGCAGATTGCACGTTTTTTGTCTCACCGACAAATTTATGTGGAAAAAGTTCTCGCATTTCTGCATCAACTCTCTCGTAATAATGTTTCGAACTAGGGACTACACCCTCTTTAATTAACTGTTGGTGAACACCCATAGCAGCATAGGTCATACCCGTGTCTTCACCAAACCAACTGTTCTTTTCTGCCCACGCCTCTGCTGAGGGGTCGGGGGAAGCTGGTTGTAAATCTCGGCGTTGAGGTAGCTCTGGCGTTACAACTTCTTGTTCTGCCGTTTGTTTTTGTTTGGCTACCAAACGCTGGGCATTTTGCGCTTCATAAGAAGTTTTAGCAACTGCTTCTGTAGCTAATGCAATAGCTTCTGCATCACCAAGTTCTTGAGCTTCTTTTAAAGCACGTCTAGCGCGTTCTTTATCTGACTCAATACGTTGTTGATATTCATTAACGAGCGTCGAATCTGAAGATTTTAACTTTGTTTGAAGCTGATTGTTTTGTTCAGAAATTTTCTTAGCAAACTCAATCGCTTCTTCTCTTTGACGCTCAGCCTCTCGCATACGATAAGTAAGTTTATCTATACGTTTTTTAACGCCGTCACTATATTCCTCTAGCTCTTCGTTTTGAGAATCAGCTACTTCGGAACTATTAAAATCACCGCCGCTTTCTTGTATTACGTCAGCCGCACGAGGATCTACTTCTTCGTCAGGAAGAATAAGTTCAATATCTTGGGACTCAGCCATTTATCTCACCTTATTGCAGAATATCTTCTGGGTTATTTACAGTAGCTAAAATTTCGTCATCGTTTAAAAGGCGCATATCGCCCCCGTCGATATTAAATCTAGCTCCTGCATAGCGACCGAAAATTACCCAATCGCCCTCTTCGCACCAAGGGCCATCTGGAAATTTATCTGGGTCGGAATATGCGTCTGGGCCTTTTCTTACAACTAACCCAACAACGGTTGCTAAACGCTCTTTATCTAAAGTTTGTTTAGCGATAACAATGCCGCCTTTTGTTTTCTCAGGAGGAGAAAACGGGAGGATAAGTAACCTATACCCTGTAGGGTTAGGTAATTTATCAGCGTGACTTTCTAAATTTTCAGGAGTAATTTGTTCCTTCGGAGGATCTAACGGCGTATCAGATCCAAAATTTAGAACACGGTCAGGGGTCGCTCCCTCATTAATCGTCTTCGACATCTTCTAATCTTCCATGCAGGGCAGTTATTTCTTGTTCAGCGAAGTTAAGCCCTGAAATCTCTCCAACAATACGTTGGTACTGAACAAAATCTTGTGCGCCACCAGTGGCGAGAGTCTGCGCGAGATCATCTTGCCTCTCACGCAGCTTGCGGAGTAAATACTCCGAATATTTTAAAAAATCCATTAGTTAACGTAGCTAGTAAAATCTAATCCTTTAGTAGCTGCACCCGTTCCTTTCGTTTTTACTTTTTTCCCAGGAATACTAATAGTTTTTTCTGCCAACACTGTAGCTTTCGCAAAACCTTCGTTCGAAGGTTCTGGGATTGACGGTTGGACTCCTGCTTTTTGAGTTTTAGGGGCCGGATAAGGCATTTCCGTACTTCTTAAATTCCTCATTTTTTACTCTTACTACGAGATCGAGTTGCCCCGCCGCGCTTCATTTTAGTAGGCATTTTCTTTGCAGTTTTTCCGCCCCTTTGCATTTTCATAGGCATCTTTTTGTTTTTCTTTTTTGTATGTCCTGGCATTAGTCTTCTCCTTCTGAATAGAGATTATTAAACGTAACATTCGGATCCATGTAGCTATCATCAATTTCTGCAGTATGCAGATGTTGACTAGGGTAAAAGTCGGGAGCACCCGAACCTGTTTCCCATAGAGCTGGATTAGTCGCTCTTACACGATTATTAGGTAACGCTACAATATTACCTGTCCATTTGCCAGCATTCGTTAACTGTATTACATGACTCTGCTTATGTTGCGCAGGATCATCAGCGATATCGTTTCCTGTATAATCCACCGTAAATAAATACTTTCCCGTATGAAACTCGTTATCTATTTTACAAAGCCATGGGCTAGAAGATACACGATCCATAACAATAACTTCATGGTCACGAGAACTACAATCCCAAGGTTGTGCTAAATGCGTCGCCATCGCTTCTGGCATATCGTCTATATTCGCATCAGCTACTAAAGCGGTTATCGGCATTCTCGCCCACATCGCACCACCGTGTAAATTTTCAGAGTCTTCCTCCTCATCTAATTCGTATCCTGTAAATACGATTTGAAAAGATAAACACCTATCTGGGATAGTATTTACCGCAATCGCAATCGCGTGTAAATACTCTCCGTGATAATCTAAATGATTATGTGTAAATTCTTTTCGTACCCAACAATTAAAATGCGGGATATTACTTATTAAATGAGGCATTTATTCCTGTTCTCGAGATTCTCTTACGATTCTTGCAATATCTGTTAAATTAGCATCAACGTCTCTATCGTCACGCATTTCTGCTTGTTGTAAGTCAGAAGCTACTCGGATATCCGTTTGCTGTTCTTGAGATTCTATACGTTCTCTTTCGATTTCGGCTCTACGTTGGGATTCTCTATCCCGCTGCGCGAGTTTTTCAAATTCGAGTTGCATTTGTTCTTGGAACATTTGACGTTCTGGATCTGTTTGTTGTTGCGCCATCGCCTGTGCTAGAGCTTGTTCTTGGCCTGTAATTTGTTGCGTAGCTTGTGCAGCAGCTATTGCTATTTCGCTTTCTATCTCCGGAGGAAGCTGAGGCATTTGGCCATCTGGTCCAGGTTGTGGTAATTGCATACCTTGTTGCGCCAACATTTCCATAACTTGTAAACGATATTTTAGAGCTTGGTGCTGCTGAATATGCGCTTGTAATGCAGCCATCGCTGCCGGATTTTGTTGGACTTGAGGATTTTGCATAAACGCCATATGCGCTTGTATATGCGCATCGTGGTTTTGTTGTGGGAACGCTTGTAACGGCGCTCCTAATAAAGCGTCCATATTTTCTTGGACGGGATCTTTCGGAGCAGGAGCCATATCAGGTAGTAAGATATCGTCGATATCTTTAATATTTAGCGCGATATACATCTTGCGGAACGCTTCTTTCATATTATGGATCTGCGGTGCACTTTGCGCCATTTGAAGCTGAGTTTGCGCTAAAATAATACGTTGCGTCGTACTAAAAATATTTGGATCACAAACAGGGATAACGTCTACGCTATTATTAAAATCGGTAGCAAATACCGTTTGCTGTCCGCCTTGTACTTGATACGGATATTCAGGCGGTAAATATTCGCCGAATAATCTTTTCAAGATTTTAAATTCACTACGCTGCGCATAATGCAAACGCTTATGAATCGCAGAAATTACTTTCTGACCTTTTTCTAATAACGCAACAGTCGTACCTACAGGAGCGTTGGAGTTAGCGTCTCCTGTTTGGTTATCCATAACAGCAGCAAATCGCTGTCCTGATTCTACTAAAACACCCATCAACTGCGCTAACGCAGGACTTGGTTCTTTGAACGGTAGCGGCATAAACGCATCGCGAATTGTACCTCCAGGAGTATCAACATCACGCCACTCTCCTGGTTGTACGGGATCATCAGACCGTTGGATATTTAATCCACGTGCTTTAAATCCAGCGGGTAAATTCGCTAACGTACCTGCGTCAATAAGCTGCCGTAGGATTGCGGTCGCTGATTTCGTAACGCCGCCAATCATATGAATTAAACCGAAACCGTAAAAACCTAATCCTGGAAGAAATTTGTAATGCGTAAAATATTCAATCTTTTTACGCATCGGATCGTTTTCTATATAGTTCCTACGAACAGATAAAACACGGTTATTATCTTTACAGATCGTAATAATGTAAGGGATTGCTAACCCTGTAGCTTCTCCATTTTTATCCGTATGTTCGAAACCTTCGATATCTAATTCAGCGTGAAACTCTAATAACGTATAATCAGCTTGTCGGCCTGTTCTTGATACGCCGTCTATTTCGTCTATTTTTTGTTGAACTGGATCTTCTTGTTCAGAATACGAAGGACGACTCATTTCTTCGTCGGTATAAAACCCACTGAGTTGTAATTTACGGAGATCGTTTTCCGTCATCGTCATACGGTGCGTAATACGAGGTGACGTATGTAAATCTGTCGCGGTATACGGTACGACTAAATCTTCTGCTTTTATAAACCTAGAAACGACACGGCCCATCGTTGGATCGTAATAACATTTTTTAAACGCAGAACCTGCGAGTGGTAAATAAAATAACATTTGATCCATTTCTGGATCGTATTCTTCCATCTTGTACATAAGCTGGAAGTTCATAAAATCTTTTACCCGATTAGCTTGCATCGCTTTCGGATCGTTAGACGCTCCCATAATTTTCGTATCTACTGGGCCGTTAGCCGGTAGAAGTTCTTTATACGCTTGGGCTTGGAAATGAGTAGCTGCTTCTGCTAAAAGCGGGTGGTATACGCCACTAGCACCTTCAAACGGTTCACTACGAGGATCATTTTCGATACCTAGTAGTTCTAAACCGTCTCGGAAAGTTTCGTACCAGTTTTCTCGGCTATCTAAATCGTCTTGATAAGAACTTAGTAGTTCAGAAGAAATTTCTCTGAGGGTAGCGGGATCTAAATATTCAGCAAGGTTTTCTTCGAATGGAATATTTACTTCCATTTCTAACATCGAAGGGTCAACGAGGTTATCTTCCTCGTCAAACAGGATTTCTACCTGTTCTTCACCCTCTAAACCTTCTGGGAATTGCACTTCAGCCATGGAACGCTACCCTACTCTAGTTTTTTACAGCGGTAAATTAGTAATATGCCCGTATTTTCGGATAATACTCTTCTTCGTCGTTATAATCGCCATCTAAACGTAAAAAACCGCCCTGTCTAAAGCGATGTAAAGCTAAAGTCGTCGCATCTACGCAATCGTCGTTTTCTCCGTTCGGAAAATCTACGATTTCGTCGACTAATTCTTGCCCCCAATTCGTTTCTGGAACCCAAACACGGCCTTCTTGGAAAATACCGCTTACTGCGTTTAATCTCGCGATTTTATCTTGACCTTTACTCGGTGAAAAGGTATTTATAGGGATACCTTGACGCCGTAATTCTTGAGTTAACGGGATACCTGAGGCTTTTGTTTCAATAATTACCGTATCAGGTTCCCAATATTCATATAATCTTGCAGCTTCGCGTTTTAATTCAGGAAAATCTAACCGTTCTTTAACGCAATCTATCAAAATTATATGCGCATCTGCTCCGCTATAGTAGTCATCCCCTATTTTACCTTCAGGATAAAACACGCCCCACGTCGTTATCGCCGTATAGTCGGCTCTTTCGGATTTTAAAAACGCTGTATCGTAACTTTGGATTAAATAATCGCACGTAGGCGGGTCGTCAAACGGCCAAAATTTAATCCATTCTTTCGGTATTATCGAAATACCTTCGCCGGTCGGCCGCTGCATATATTGCGCTGCCCATTTCGACGGAGGGATTGCTGATTTTGTACGTTCTAATTCGTCTAACGACCAAAATTCAGGCCATAACGATTTACCTGACGGTAATATCGCAGGAAATTCTATTAGTTCCCATTCATCCCCGCCTTTATCCTGAGCCATTTTCTTAATTAATTTACCCGTTACGTCTTTTTTAGACCAACGAGTCATTACGATAACGATCGCACCTCCTGGTTGTAGGCGCTGACGAGGCCCAGTTTGATACCATTCGTAGGCTTCTTCTAATGCTTTATCTGAAAAAGCGTCTTGTTCCGAATGAGGGTCGTCAATAATAAACAAATCAGCACCACGACCCGCTAACGCACCACCAATACCCGCCGCATAATATTCACCGCCTTGCGATGTCGTCCATTTACCCGCGCTACGGGAGTCGGCTTTTAATTGGGTATTAGGGAAAATCTCTGCGTAATCGTCACTTTCAATTAAGTCGCGCACTCTACGACCGAAATTAATCGCTAAATCAGCGGTATGCGTAGCTTCAATAATTTTGAGTTTAGGTCGTTTACCTAATAAGTATGCGGGGAATAAATACGAAGCGAATTCAGATTTCGTATGACGAGGCGGCATATTAATAATAAGCCGTTTAGATTCACCGTTCGCAATTTTATCAAATGCTTCGGCCATCTTTTTATGATGAGCACCCGCGATAAATTCTGGCCATATCGTTTTAACGAAATCGTAAAACGACGCCATAGAACTTTCACGTTTTTCACGTTTTTCTAATTCTTCTAAAAGGAGTGTAAATTCTTTCGCTTCTGATTTAGATAAATGCGAAAGGTCTACACTTTTAAGATTTTCTAGAGGATTTTTTATTTGCATTTATAAAACGACGGTATACCGCTGCTGCGCTAGTTTTACCCGCTGCTTTCGCTCGTTGTTCCATCGCTATCGCTGCTTGGATTTTATGAGCGGGAGTACGTTTTGCTTTTTTAATT